AATAGTCATTGTTTGGCAGACAAAAAAATAAAGCGTTATCTGGCCAGCATATCCAAACTACGTAGGTATAAGCGGCACGGTAACGTCCTGTCTGATGATTGAAAGAGGTTGCCGCTCTCGCTGCGGGATGTAAACCGACGCCGTTGCTGCGTTTCTTGTAAGGGTATGAACGTCCGCTCTGGGTCGAAAGCGGTCACTATCACATAATGGATTTGGGCATTTTCAGCCGTTCTGATCCAGCCGATTTAGGGGGCGGGTCGATAGCCGCCATCGCAGGCGGCCATCGACGCAAGGTAGCTAAGCCGTATTCGAATGGGTGAAGAGTCGGATGCAGCCAGATGTTCCGTGCGGCCGGTTGACACTGATCAAGTGGGGTGAAATCTCCGTATCAGCGTACCCGTCACCTCTTATTCAATTGCGCACACTCTTTTCGCGCAGCATCCCGCTGCTGGTCCAGGTAGAGAGCCAGATCAGCAATGTGTATGCCTCGGGCGCTCTTCTGGCTCGGTTCAAGCCGGGTGATCGGTAGCTTGATCTCTCCGGCCAGCACCTTGCGTTGGAATACAAGCGGCGTTAGGTGCGTGAAGTAGTCAGCGCATACCTGTTCGAGCGAGATAATCGCCGTGCCGTTGTACTGCGCCATCAAAAGAAAGTCTGTGTTCACGCATGTCCCTCCTGTTCCCGCGAATTCGTCTCTGCGTTGCTGGGCCGAGCGGATTGCCTACCCTCACTGAGCTGGGTTAGCACCTGCTTGCTGGCAAGGTTAAACAACTCGTCGGCGCTAACTGGCGCTATGGACTGCTCGAAGTTGCGCACGGCCTCAAACCGAGTTCGATACAGCCCGGCCTGGCCGAGCCAAGCGGCTGCGTTGGGGGTCGCGGTCGGTGCGGGATCGTCGTGCTGGCTCATGCTGCCTCCTCCGCGCTTGTGGCACCGGCAGGGGTTTCGCGCAATTGGGTGTGAATCCGTTTAGCCAGGCCTCCCAGTTGGGTGGCTTGCAAGCTCGCGCGTGATGCCTGCTGAGTTGCCTTCATTGCGATTAGCGTCCGCTCAGTCAGATTCAATGTTTCGATGGCGCTGATAAGCAGCTCGTAATCTGTTCTGGCCACTGCTAACCCGGTGTAAGACATGATCCGGGCTTCCAGCTCGCGGATGCTGCCTTTTAGTTGTGCGACAGCAAGGTGATGCCTGCGATGGTCCGCTTCGGTCTGAACTTGGGCTTTGTCCAGGTCGTCTTGAAGGCCTTTGATCTGCAATTTCAGATCGGCTTTCAGGCGCTGTTTGCCGGTGTCCAGGCCTCGGTTGAAGGCGCGATGGCGAGCTTTCGCAAACAGTAAGGGCAGAACAATCAGGGTAGCCAGCCACAGGATACCTAGGGCGAGTACTTGTTGATGCGGTTGCATGTGCTGTGCTCCGAAGTGTCCAGCACCGGCCGGAAGTGTGGTGGTGGCCTGGTGCTGAAGCGTTGCCCCTGATGGCCGGGGCCGCCTCTGTTACGCCGTCTTATTCGCTTGGGTGTCTAGGTAGTCGGCGAGTTCGTGCAGGTAGATCACGTACTGCGCTCGGGCTGAGTGATGCAGCTTTGTAGGCTTCAGCCCAATCTTTCCGGCGTTGATCAACTCCTTGAACCGGCGATCTGTCTTTATGTGCGGGAAGTAGCGCTCTCGCACGGCAGTCAGTGTCGGGCAGGGTGTTGTCCACTCATTGCGCAATTGGCGAAGCGTGTCGGTCATGGGTGCTCCCCGTGACTCACTGGGAGTCGGCCGAGCTTGGCGCGCACCGCTTCGGCAAGCGTGTGCTTACAGCTGCCGTACGCCGTCGCGCGAATCTCGCCTTGGTCGTTGGTGACAACGGTCCCAAACGGTTGCTCTTGGTCGGTGGTGGGGGTGATGAAGGCGCGTAGGCCTTCCGGGAGAACATCGCTCACGCAGTCCAGCGCTTCCATCAAGGCGATAGCGCGTTGGGTCTGTAAGCCCGACTCTGTTCGGCCATTGGCTACGTCCTGCAGGAAATCGCGCAGGGACATGTACTTAGTGGAGTCACCACGGCGCAGGGTTATCGAGCCCGTATAGGGGCCGAACCGCACTTGCAGGTGGTGATCGCGGCTGTCGTTCTCCACCTGAATGTGAGCGTCGACAGTTGTTTCGGGACGCCGTAGCGGGCAGGTGGTGTTCCCGCCATTCTCCAGCGTGCGCTCCAGCAGCATCACGCGGCGTAGATTGATAGTGAATTCGTTCATACCGCACCCCCGTTAGGGACAGCGCGGACGTTGCCCCCAGGGGAGACGATCACTTGCAGACCGGTCGAGCGTTGAAACGCTTCAACGATGGCGGGGTGGGTGCAGGTGGTGGGGTGCAAGTAGATCTTGCACCCGTTCCTGTGCTGTGCAGTTGGCATATCTGGACCTCGGTGGTGAGAGGGTAGAGGTCCAGACAATACTTAAACGAATTTATACGGTCAATACTAATTCGTATTGACCGTATGGGCGGTGTGGTCAGAAGATTTCCAGCTTGGAAACCACTACACCACAGATCGAAGCGTCTTCGGGCAGCTCAATAATTGGGTCAGGCCAAGATGGGTTCAATGGCTTGAGAAATCTGCGCTCCCCCTCCAGTACCAACTGCTTAAACGTGGCTTCCTTGCTGTCTGCGAGCTTGGCGATTACCAGAGAGCCGTTCTCATAATCCTTGTTCGGGTCGACAAAGATGATGTCGCCGTCCATGAACGAGCGCCGCTCATGTGGGTTGAACATTGATAAGCCTCGGACTCTCAGGGCGAACGTCGCGTTGCTATGAGATACAGCGCAAGGCAACCAATTTTCTACATCCTGCAGTTCGAGGACATCCTGCATTTCACACCACGTTCCCGCCTGTACCCATGAGATCAGCGGTACAAATCCGCGAATACGTGGTCCTGGTTCGATGTTGGAGTTGGGGCCGATAACTAGTTCAGGCGCTTCCCCTCCTTTCCAAAGCCACTCGCTGGTGACGCCCAAGGCTTTCGCCAGCTTTTCGACGTTCGCCTGGCGTGGGCTTGCAGAGGTGCCGGTGAGGATTCGGTGGATGGTCGGCTGCGGTACCCCTGACCGTCTTCCCAATTCCCCTTCAGACCACTGCAGTTCATGCATTCGCTGTGCTACGCGCTTTCCTATCACGGCCTATGCTCTGATTCGTTTGCGTATCGGAATTGTATTGCTCGCATCAATTCGTTTGGGTATTATCATGCCAATTCGATAACGCATCGGTGGGTGCAATGACCATTCAAGAGATGCTTCAAAAACTGACTGATCTGGGGTTTTCGCAGCGTGCGATCGCAGATCGAGTTGGCGTCACACAGCCAACGATCTATCGAGCAACCAAAGGCGCGGCCGTCCGCTATGAGATCGGCAAGGCTATTGAGCAGTTCTATGAAGAGCAAAAAAAGGTCGCTGAAAAGCAGCCTAAGTAAGGACTGCTGAGCTAGGGCCTCTCACCACAAGAATTCCTAGCTCAGCAAGCACGGCGCAGAGCGCCGTTGTACCCGCCATCCGGTTGCCTCTCACCACAAGATTCGCCGGATGACTAGAACCGCGTGAAATGCCCGCACAGCACGCAAAGCACAGCACACCGGTTGTATTCACAGGATAGGGCGTACTTACCTCTGTGACTACACCGTTAATCGAGGTTTAACGGTTTATGAGTCGTATCGACACTCTGCCGGGAGTAGGGCCGGCACTATCCCTCAAGCAGGCGCTCTACCGCGCCGGTCGCGATTACAAGGGTGGGATCACCCGCCTGGCGTTTGAGATGGGTATGGATCTCGACGCTCTCCAGAAAAAGCTTAAGCACGACGAAGAGCGCCGCTGGCTCACCCCGGACGAGCTGGAAGAGGTGCTGCAGTGGACCGCAGACCGGCGTGTCCTCGACGCTTTGGGGCGTGCGGCCGGCGTAGTTTGGTACCGACCGTGCCCGATCCCTGCAACCAACGAGCAGTTGAAAGCGGTTGGCCTTTTGCTGAAGGAAGCTGCTGAGTTCGTGAGCAGCATGCACGAAGGTGCTGCTGACAACGTGTGGGAGCTGCACGAAGTGCAGAAGCTTGAGGCGTGTGGCCTGGATGTTATCCGCCAGGTACTGGCGATTACGTCAGGTGCGCGTCAGGCTATGGAGGACCAGGTCAATGGCTGATGCAGTCGATTTCGCGAATGATCAGGTCGAGTACTTTCTCCAGCTGTCGTTGCAGCGCCTTGCGCGTCTGCCTGGCAAGCCGAGCGCACAGTTTTGCGACGACTGCGGCGAGCCGATTCCGTTGGCTCGACAGCAGACCGTCGAGGGCTGCGATACCTGCGTCGACTGCCAGGAGCTGCGGGAGCGCCGTCGATGAGTGAGCGCCCAGTAGCAACTACGGCCGGATGGGCGCGCCGTTACATCGAAACCTTTGGCCTCGCCCTGGTGCCCATTGAACCGGGCGAAAAAGGCCCAAAAGGTAAGGCTTGGAATACCCCTGAGGGCTATATCACCGATGCAAACGCTGCGGAGGCGTTCTGGTTGGAGCATCCCGATCACAACCTTGGTGTTGTGCTCGGCCCTAGTCGTGTTTGTTCGCTTGATGTGGATGATGTCGCGCTGTCCCGTATTGCTTTGCGCGACGCCTTTGGGCTGGATCTGGAGGCGCTCGCAGCTGCATACCCAACCGCTGTGGGTAACCCTGCGCGTTTCCGTGTAATGTTTCGGGTGCCGGATGAGGTTGAGCTGAGCCGGCGCTCTTTGGCGTGGCCAAACCAGGCCGACCCGGATGGTTCGATCTTGAAAGCGCTCACTGCTCAAATGGTGGCGGCGAAGGATGCTGGTGACGCGACACGCGAGGCGGCTCTTAAGATAGCGGCTGAGCCTTTTAAGAAAATCACCGTTTTCGAGTTACGTGGTGGCGCTGTGCAAGACGTTCTGCCGCCCTCCATTCACCCAGGCACCGGTCAGCCGTACACATGGCGTATACCACCATCTGCCGCCGGCCTTCCTGATCTGCCCGCCGAGCTGTTGAACATCTGGCTAAATTGGGACCAGCTCAAGCCCCAGGCGCTCGCAGTGTGCCCGTGGGCTATTAAGTCGGCTCCGGCGGTCTCTCAACCAACCCCGCGCCCTCGTCCAGCCACTGCGCCGTCAGGTAGTTCATTGCCTGAAGTCATTCCTGAGTTCAACCGAACCTACGATATCGCCACTTTGATTGAGGGGCACGGCTACAAGCGCATTGGTGGCAAGTGGCTCTGCCCTCACAGCAGCAGTGGTGACCCTGGTGTGACGATCTCGGAGGGCAAGCTGTATTCGCACCACAGCTCAGATCCGCTGGCTAACGGTCACAAGAATGATGCCTTCGATGTGTACTGCATCCTTGTGCACGACGGCAACCAACGAGAGGCAACCAAAGCGGCGGCGCGAATGTTAGGGCTGGATGCGAAGTCGAGACCGCCGGCCCCTCCGCCCATTGGAGAGCTTACCCAAGCCCCATCGGCTAATGAGCCTGTTGGCCACCTTGAGGATGGGCTGACAAGTGAGGAGGTGCACCGCCATGCAACGCCCACGACAAGCGAGCCCGGCGCGGCCGCCTTCGCGGCCAACGGGGGGGAGGGGGGAAGTACTATGGACATTGCCACCGCAATGCGCCGCTTCGCCCTAGTCGAGGGGACCACAAACGTCTGGGACATGGACAAAGCGAAGCCAATGAAGCGTGGCGGCTTCGAGGCTCTTATAGGCAAGCCGCTTGCGAAGGAGTGGATGGAGCGTACCGACAAGAAGTTGATCGCGCCCGAGCAAGCACAGGAGCTTGATCAGGCTCGGCGTCTCTCAGCCAAGAAAGGCGGTGCACTGAAGCTCGACCCCATCGAGCGATACGTGTACATCGATGGTACCAAGGACGTTTGGGACAGAGAGAAGAAACGCCGTATCGCCGAAGGCGCCGTGAAAATGGCAATGGGGGAAGAGTACAAGTGGTGGCTCAACAGCCAGGATCGCCGCGTGGTGGACGTCGACCATATCGTGTTCGATCCCACCATGACCAAGGATCCCAACATCTACATCAACACCTTCGAAGGGCTGCCTCTGGAGCCGGTGCGTGATGATGCAGCCTGCGAGAATCTGCGCTGGTTGATCTCGTTCCTCTGCAACCATGACGAGGAAGCGCTGGGCTGGCTGACGAAGTGGTTGGCGTATCCGCTCCAGAATATGGGGGCCAAGATGGATACAGCAGTGCTAATGCACTCCATCATGGAGGGATCGGGCAAGAGCCTGCTGTTTGCGGATGTTTTCGGCCAGTTGTACGGCCAGTACTCTGCGACTGTTGGGCAAACGCAGTTGGAAGGTAGCTTCAACGCCTGGCAGAGCCGCAAACTGTGGGCCGTATTCGAGGAGGTCGTCAGCCGCGACCAGCGTTACAACCAAGTGGGTAAGATCAAGCACATGATCACTGGCAAGACCGTGCGGATGGAGTCTAAGTTCATCAATGGATGGGAAGAAGCCAACCACATGAATGCGGTCTTCCTGAGCAACGAGATCATGCCTTGGCCTATCAGTGATGATGATCGTCGTATGCTGGTGATGTGGCCGTTGCAAACGCTGCCGGTAGAGCGCCAAAAGGCCATTGGCCGGGAGTTGGCCAACGGCGGTGTAGCGGCGCTTTACGGCTGGCTGCTCGCGCTCGACCTCGGCGATTTCAATCAGCGTACTCGCCCTCCGAAGACGGAGGCGAGACAACGCCTGGTCGCGCTAAGCCGAACGGCATGGCAAACTTTCCTGAGTCTCTGGCAAACTGGAGAGCTTGGACGAGGTCTTTGGGGTTGCTGCCTCGCTACAGATTTGTACGCGTTGTTCATTGAATGGTGTTCGCGTAACAAAGAGCACTCAATGAGTCAGACGAAGTTCTCACTGATGCTCAGCGCAACGGTCGAGAAGACGCGTTCGATTCCGTGGACGGACGGAAACAACCGTCGATTTGCCGCGTTCTTCTTCCCCTCTGATTCCGATGCTTCCCTACCCCCATCGTTCAATGCGGCCGAGCTGGGGCAAGCCGTTATCACCTGGCGCAGCAAGGCGAAACTTGCAGGGTGGAACGTAGATGCTTGGGAGCACGTGAAGGGGGTGGCTGCATGAAGCCAAATGCCCCTGTGTTGGGTGTGTTGGGTTTGTGTTGGGTAGGTTTGTGTAACCCAACACACGTTGAACCCCCGAATTTCAAGGCTTCCCGTACCTCTGTGTTGGGTGTGTTGGGTTTGCGCACGCGCACGCGTGCGCGGGAAATATTTCTCTCGGCGCAACGGCTCTACAAAAAAACCTATGCGAGGACAAAAAAACCCAACAAACCCAACACACTCAACACACCTATTGATAAGGCACTGAATTTATTTAGTTTTAACTGTGTTGAGTTTGTGTTGGGTTGCGGTTTTTTGTGTTGGGTTGGGGATCTTGGGAGAGCAGACTCATGAATGACGAAGCCGAGCGCCTACAAATGGTTGAGGGGCTGATGCAGCACTGGGGGGAGCAGCGGGCACTCCTCGGGCATCAGGCCGGATTGGGTAGTCAGATGGGCAGCATCATGGAGTGGAAGGGCGCAGCTCCTCGTGGCGGAGTTGCCGGGGCGAGGGTACTTATTAGTGGAGCGGGTTTGGATCATTCAGCAGCGGAGATTGATGCAGCAGTTGCGGAGTTAAACCGCCGTGACAAGCGCGGGGCAATCCTGGCGAAACTGGCCACTTACAGGTATCTGCATGGGGCAACCATCCGTGAGCAAATGCGCGAGGTCGGGCTGGCGGAGGGTGCCGACCGGACCTATCGGAACTGGATCAAGTCACTGCACCTACAGGTGCTGGCCATCCTGATGGCTCGATCTGGGCCAAACAGACGACATACCGTTCGTCGGTTCACAATGCGCCGAGTGTGCGCTGAGGATGCGTCGAAGTAGCGTCAAGACGGAGTACCGAAAATGACCTCTTTTCGGTTTTTCCGATGGCATGTAAAAAGACGCCACGATATGAAAAGTGCGCTTAGGCGCTTCCCCACAAGCACTGTGCTGTGCGACCCGCTCCGATATGTCGGCGCATTGAGAACCCTGCCAACTGGCGGGGTTTTCTTTTTCCGGCGCCGTGCTTTGCCAATGAGGCTTACATGAACAGCGAGCAACAAACGTTAGCCGAACTGCCGATCTGGATGGTGATCGTGCTGTCCTTGGTCGGCGGTGTTTCGGGAGAGATGTGGCGGGCGGATATGGCGGGCGCTCGCGGTTGGGGGCTGATTCGCCGGTTGGCGTTGCGCTCTGGTGCCTGCGTGACCTGCGGTCTTTCGACCAACATGCTGCTGTACGCCCTCGGCGTTTCGGTATGGGCGGCAGCAGCGGTTGGTTGCTTGGCTGCGATGGCTGGCGCCGATGTCGCGATCAACCTCTACATGCGCTGGGCCGCCAAGCGGCTGGGGCTGGAGCAGGCGCCGCCCCAGGCCGGCGAGCCGGGGCAATGACCCGGCCGGCAGCCCCGGCGGGGCGGGGGACCCTGGCGATATGGCCGGGGTACGGGGCAGGAAACCCGCGCGGACTAGCCACTCGGCAGGTGCGGGCGTTGGTGAATTTTGGTTCCTCCCCCCGGGCCGCCCCCTACACGGGTGCGCAGACTCGCGGTTTCCCTGCAGCTGGAGTTTTAACAGGGATGTCCGTCTTTTCAAGGACTTAGCGATGGGCAAGACAGTAACCAAGCTCGAATTAAGCGAGATAGTTGGCCGTGACGAACGCACCCTCAGCCGCTGGCAAAAAGACGGCATGCCGGTGATCGAGTTTGGCGTAGGGCGCGGCAATGAAAACCAGTACGACACGCAGCTGGTGATCGACTGGCTGATGCGCCAAGCCGCGCTCAACGGCAAGAAGGAATCCACCCGCGACCGCCTGGACCGAATCAGGGGCGACCGCGAAGAACTGGCGCTGGCCAAAGACCTGGGCGAGGTCGTGATCGAAGCCGACCTGGTGCAACGCTTCGAGGCGGTGATCACCGCCGCCAAGATCGAGCTGCTCAACACGCTGCCCGACGAACTGGCCGAGACGTTGTCGGCGCGGTACGGCGTGCAGATCGACGACCAGCTAATTCGCCAACCCATCGAATCGATACTTAGGAGACTGTCCGCGTATGACGAGGACGACGATCTCGCTGGGGATTCTGACGAGCCGGACGATGCGGAGGGCTCTGAAGAAGACGGCGAGTAAGGCAATGGGGCGGGTGTGCCGCAAGTGGGCGCCACCGCCACGCATGACCATCATCGAGTGGGCCGACAAGTACCGTTGGCTGGCCCCCGAGGAGTCCGCCACCCCAGGCAAATACCGCTTCGACAAAACGCCGCACCTGATCTGGCCAGGCGGCCCGCTGGAAGCGCTCGACGATCCGAATGTCGGTGAGATCGTCGGCCGCAAGTCGGCACAGGTAGCCTGGACGTCGGGGGTGTTGGGTAATGCCCTGGGCAAGTGGATTGATCTTGATCCCTCACCGATTCTGATCTTGTTCCCTAAGGCTGAGGCCGCCAAGCAGTACGTGGCGGAAAAGCTGGAGCCGATGATTGAGGCGACCAGGCGGTTGGGCAAGAAGGTCGATCTACGCAGTCGCAAGCTGCAGCAGCGCCAGGACTTCAAGCGCTTCCCTGGCGGCTTTCTGAAAATGGTCGGCTCCAATAGCCCGGCCAGTGTGAAGTCCACGCCGGTACCGCGCGTAGCCATCGAAGAGCCCGACGACTGCAACCTTAACCTGCGTGGGCAAGGCGACAGCATCAAGCTGGCGAAAGAGCGTCTGAAAACCTTCCGGCGCTCAAAGATCATCATCGGTGGGACGCCGACCATTAAAGGGCTGTCGGCCATCGACGCAGAGCTTGAGCTGTCGGACAAGCGCGTTGGCCTGGTGCCGTGCCACGGCTGCGGTCAATCGCACGCGTTGAGCTTCGATCATCTGCACTGCGACGAAGACCCGCACTATAACCACGAGGTGTACCGCAAGCGTCGTCCGGAGACGGCCTATTACGCCTGTCCGCACTGCGGCGAGATATGGGACGACCACCAGAAAAACGCCAACCTGCGGCACGGGCGCTGGGAGGCGACCGCCGAATTTCGCGGGATCGCTGGCTACATCCTCAACGAGCTATATGCCACGTTTCACGGCTCGCGGTTTGAAGTGTTGATGGAAAAGAAGCTGCAGGCCGAGCATGCCGCCTCGATGGGCAACATCGGACCGATGATCGCCTTCACCAACAGCTCGATGGGTGAAAGCTACGAGTACAAGAGCAACGCACCCAAGACCGACGAGCTGGAGAAGCGCGCCGAACCCTACGCCGAGCTGACGGCGCCGAAAGGCGTCTTGCTGGTCACGGTAGGCGTGGACGTGCAGGGCGACCGCCTGGCGCTGGTGATCATCGGCTGGGGCAGGGGAGAAGAGTCGTGGCGGTTGTACTGGGGCGAGCTGCCCGGTAACCCCATTGATCTGAACGACGCCGTGTGGGGAGAGCTGGACCGCATCATCGCCACGCCTATCCCGACCGAGGGCGGCGCACAGATTGCGGTCTCGGCCGTCAGCATCGACAGTTCGGACGGCAACACCAGTGATGCGGTGTACACCTACGTACGCGACCGTCAGCGCTTCAACATCATGGCGATCAAGGGCGCGTCGATTGACAGCCGCGACCGGGAGATATTCACCAAACCGGCGCAGTCGACCGATACCACCCAGGACAACACCAAGGCGGCCAAGTACGGCTTACGTGTTTTCATCGTTGGGACGCACAAAGCCAAGACGCTGATCGATGGCCGCATGCGGCTCAAGGGCAGCGGGCCAGGGCGCATGCACTGGTACAGCGAGATCCGCGCGGACTACTACGAGCAGTTGACCAACGAAGTGCTGGCCCCGCATCCGCGCATACCCAGCCGCATGGTCTGGCAGAAGAAGGCCGGTCGGCGCAACGAGGCGCTCGACTGCGAAGTGTACGCGCTGCACGCCGCGCGCAGCCTGAAAACGCATCTGCTGCGCGATCACGAATGGGACCAGCTGGAGCAGCAACAGCTGCAGCCTACCCTTTTCAACACCGAGCAGGCGGTGGCGCCGGTTCCACGTCGCGCGGTCGCTCGCGGTCGTGGGACACGGAGCCGCGTCGGCTAATCGAGGTTCACCATGACAGAAGCAGAACAACGCCTGGCGGAAGTCAGGGCGGCGATCTCGGCCGTTCTCAAGAATGGCCAGCGGCTACGCCGAGCCGACCGGGAGATCCAGCTGGCCGAGCTTAATAGCCTGCGGCTGCTGGAAAAGCAGTATGCAGACCAAGTCGCGCTGGAGCAGGCCGCGCGCGCGCGGCGTGGGCGCAACCGTATCTCCTACGTGGGGCTTTGAGCATGTGGCCGTTTCGTAAACGAGAATCCGCCGCCGAGCAGCTCATGGGTGAGGCGATCCGGGTGGCCAGGGCGTCGGTCGAAGGTCAGCAGATCGTTGCCCAGGGCGGCGGTGGCGGTGTCGAAACGCGCTGGCGTGGTGCTTCGCGGGTGCTGCGTAGCGTGGCCAGTTGGATACCTGGCCTGGGCAGTCCACGGCGTGACTTTAACCAAAGCGAGCGGCGCATGCTGGTCGCGCGCTCACGTGATGCGATGCGCAACCATCTGGTGGCTCGCGCTGCGATCACCCGGCTGCGTACCAACGTAGTGGGCACCGGCCTGGTCTGCCGTGCGCAGGTCGACTATGAGGCTCTGGGCATCACCGAGGAACGGGCCGAGCAGCTCAACAGCCAACTCGACCGGCTCTGGTCGTTGTATGCGGACGACCCGCGCGAGTGCGATGCCGAAGCCACGCTCAACCACTACCAGCTGCAGGCTTTGGTGCTGGTGTCTTCGATGGTGGCTGGCGACGTGTTTGTAGCCAGCCCTGATCAGGAGCGCGCTGGCTGCCTGTTTAGCACGCGCTTGCAACTGATCGAATCGGATCGGGTGGGGAACCCTAGCAGCGGCATGGACCGGCCGGATCTGGTCGAGGGGATCGAATTCGACGGCCTGGGCGCGCCAGTGGCCTACCACGTCTGCACCGGTTATCCCGGTGAGCATCTGGCAGGTAATCCCTTGCGCTGGGAGCGTCTGCAAGTGTTTGGTGAGGCGACAGGCCGTCGGCGAGTGCTTCACGTCATGTCGGACAAAGAGCGGCCCGGCCAGAAGCGCGGCGCACCGTACCTGTCGCCTGTGCTAGAACCTTTGCAGAAGCTGGAGCGCTACAGCAGCGCCGAGCTGATGGCCGCTGTGATCTCGGCGATGTTCACCGTGTTCATCAAGAAGGGCGACAACTTCCAGTCGGGCAACCTGCCGATGTCGGCGCTGGCAGAAGAGCAGCCAGGCGGTGATGACACGTCGGACGGCGAGCTGGCGCTGGGCGAGGGGGCCATCGTGGACCTGGGCGTGGGCGAAGAGCCGATGGTGGCCAACCCCAGCCGGCCGAACGCGCAGTTCGATCCGTTCTTCACCGCAGTAGTGAAGGAAATCGGCGCAGCGCTGGAGCTGCCGATGGAAGAATTGCTGTTGCACTACAGCAGCAGCTACAGCGCCGCGCGTGCCGCCATGCTGCAGGCGTGGCGCTTCTATAGCCTGCGCCGTTGGTGGCTGGCGTGCGACTTCTGTCAGCCGAGCCGAGAGCTGATCATTGATGAAGCGGTGGCCCGTGGCTTGATCAACTTGCCCGGCTACAGCAACACCGCTAAGCGCAAAGCCTATTGCCAAGCCATCTGGATTGGCCCGGCACGTGGTGCCATTGATGAACTCAAGGAAGCCAACGCGGCCGGTAAGCGCATCGAGATTGGCGTCAGCAACGAGACGTTAGAAACCGCTGCGATGACCGGTGAGCCCTGGCAGCAAGTGATCCGGCAACGGACCCGCGAAGTCGGCTACCGACGTGAACACAACATCCAAGCCCTGCCCAAAGGTGGCCTGGAAGACCCGTCCGAATCTAAAGAGAACTGATCATGCCAAGAGCACTGGAGCTGGCTGCCTCGCAGCCCTGGCTGATGCTGCCTGACGCCCTGGATAACCTGCTGACGATCTCGAACCGCATGGGTGACCCGCTGGCGCTGGCCACTAAGCGCGGCGAACAACTGGAAGAGACCCGCCGCGTCACGCTGCGGGGCAACGTCGCATTGGTGCCCGTGATCGGCCCCATCTTTCGCTACGCCAACCTGTTCACCGAGATCAGCGGCGCGACAAGCACCCAGGTGTTGGGTAGCGATATCCAGCGCGCGCTGGACGACCCCAAGGTTAAGTCCATCGTGCTCAACATCGACAGCCCAGGCGGTGTGGCATCGGGCATCAACGAGCTGGCCGAGCTGATCTATCAGGGCCGGTCGCGCAAACGCATCGTCGCCTACATCGGCGGCATCGGCGCGAGCGCGGCCTACTGGATCGCATCGGCGGCCCACGAAATCGTCATCGACGAAGCGAGTCTCGCCGGCAGCATTGGCGTGGTCGTGGAAGCCGTTGTCGATGACGAAAAAGCCAGCGGCCGCACCCGGTACCAGATCGTCAGCCGCAACGCGCCCAACAAGCGGCCGGATCTCGGCACCGAAGAGGGGCGCGCCAAGCTCGGCGAAACCATAGACGCGCTGGGCGATGTCTTCGTCGGCAAGGTGGCCCGCAACCTTGATGTAGCAGCAGAGCATGTCCCCGAGATGGGCGACCACGGCGGTATCCGCGTCGGTGCTGATGCCGTCAAGCACGGCCTGGCCCATCGGGTTGGGTCGCTGGAATCGCTGATCACCGAACTGGCCAAACCGGCCTTCAACTCAACAAGGAACAACACTATGACCATTGTTAAGACCACAGCAGATCTGCGCGCGGCGCTCGCAGCCGGCACCGATCCGACCACCATTGAGATCGCCCAGGCGGAGCAGCCAGACCTCTCGGCAATCCGTACCGAGGCCGCTACCGCCGAACGTGAGCGCATCAAGGGCATCAACGCGCTGGCCAGTAAAGGCTTTGAAAAGGAAGTCGAGGCGGCCATCGAGGACGGCAGCAGCGTCGAGGCCACCGCCATGGTGATGTTCAAGGCGGCTCAAGACCGCGGCATTTCCCTCTCCGGCATCAAGGCCGATGCCCAGGGCGTGAGCAGCGCCACCCCACCCGCAGGCGGCAAGGAAGGCGAGCGCAAAGCCGCCGTCAGCGCAATCGTTGCAGGCGCCTCGCGCCGCTGATAGGAGCACGACATGTCCAACCCTGAACGCAAGACCTACCTGCCGAGCCAGCTGTCGGCCGGGGACTTCCCCATTGTGATCGACTCCGGTGTGATCGCGGCCGGTCAGGTTCTCACACGCGGCGCTGTTCTGGGCCAGGTCACCGACAGCCGTGAATACGTGCTGTGCAAGACCGCCGCTTCAGACGGCTCGAAAACCCCGACCGCCATCCTCGATCAGGACGTCGACACCACTGATGGCGCCAAGGCTGCGCCGATCCGGCTCACCGGCCAAGTGCTCGGCAACCGGCTCACCCTTGGCGAGGGCCTGACGCTGGCCGCTGCCAAGGCCGCGCTGCGACCTCTCTGCCTCTTCATTCGTTAACGGAGCCCCCATGACCGATATCTTCGACACCCTGACCATGCTGGAAGCCGTCGAGCAGATGAGCCCGCCGCGCCGCTTCTTGCTTGACACCTTCTTCAACGGCGGCATGCCTGAGACGTTTGGCACCGAGGCGGTGACCATCGACATCATCAAAGGCCAGCGCAAGATGGCGCCGTTCGTTCATCCGACGCTGCCCGGTAGCGTCTCGCAGCGCACAGGCTTCACGTCCTCGACCTACAAGCCGCCCTACATCCAGCCCAAGCGCTCGACGCGTGCAGAGCTGATCCTGAAGCGCTCGGCCGGCGACAACCCGTTTTCCACACGTACCGCGCTGGAGCGGGCGGGTGAGCGGCTTGGCCGTGATCTGCTGGAGCTGGATGAAGAAATCATCCGTCGCGAAGAATGGATGTGCGCCCAAGCGCTGACCACCGGCAAGATCCGTGTGGTGGGCGATGGCGTGGATGACACCATCGACTTTCTGATGGAGGAGACCCATAAAGTTACGCTGGCTAGCGGCCGCTGGGACACCGACGCATCGGACCCTATCGGCAACCTGCGTCAGTGGCGGCGTCTGATTGCCAAGGATTCGGGCCGCTCCGCCAACGTCGCCGTGCTGAGCAGCGGCGCTCAGGACGCGTTCCAGAGCAACAAGAAAGTGCTGGAACAGCTCAACAGCCGTCGAGTCGATCTGGGTCTCATCAAGCCCGAAGAGTTGCCGGATGGCGTGACCTACATCGGCTACCTCAACGATCCCGGCGTCGACCTGTACGCCTATGACGAATGGTACGCGGATGACGATGGCAAGGATCAACCCGTGATCCCCGAAGGCGGTTTGATTCTCGGCTCCACCTCGACCCGTAACGCGATGCTGTACGCGGCCATTCAGGACATGGAAGCCATCGAGAGCGGCCTGGTCGAAGCAGCCCGCTTCCCGAAGAGCTGGGTAACCCAAGAGCCAAGCATGCGCTGGTTGAAGCTGCAGTCGGCGCCGTTGGCCGGCCTGCTCGAGCCAAACGCTTTCCTCTTTGCAAAGGTGGTGTGACATGGCTGGTAAAGTCGAATACGTGGTTGTCGATGGCTGCATTCAGGACGGCAAGCAGATCATCAAGAAGGGTGAGGTCTACACGCCGTCGAGCAAAGAGCTGACCCAGTTGCTGCTTCAGGAGGGCAAGATCGCCGGCCGTGGCCAGCTGCCCGTAGCGGCGGCCGGCGATGACGACGAGACCTGATCATGGCCTTTCGCGAGAACGTGGCGTTCATGGACTCCGCGCTTCTGGACGTGCTGGGCGATGAGGCCGAGATCGACGGACTAGCCGAGCCGGTGCCTGGATTTTTCTCGGCACCATGGCTGCAGCCCAAGCTCGGCCAGATCAACACCGGCCTGCGCGAGCCTACGTTTGCCGTGCGGATCATGCACGCGAACGGTATCAAGGAAGGCATGCACCTGGCTATCAAGCTAGCGCCGGAGGATGGCGGCGGGCGGTACGTCATTGCCGCTCGCAAGCCTGACGGCACCGGTTGGATCAACCTGACCCTGCGGGAGGTTCGATGAGCATTGGTTCTTTCTACAAGACCTCGGCCGACGCCGGTCTGCTGACACTGCAGCTCGATCCTAAAAGCCTTAGCGGCTATGAAGAGTTCGCCAGGCTGGTCCCCAAAGCCATCACGGCTGCTCAGCGTCGAGCCATCAACAAGACGCTGCGCTGGCTGCGCACGCATATCGCGCGTGATGTGGGCAGCCAAGAGCGTATTGCTGTCACCGCTGTGAGGCAGCGGCTCAAGGCGTACATGTCGGGTAACAACGGCCAGGGCAAGCTCTGGTTCGGTATCCGTCCGCTCGAAGCCAGCCGAGCGGGCCGCGCGCGGCAAAGCCGTACCGGGGTGTCGGTGGCAGGCCGGCGCTATCAGGGCGCGTTCTTCAAGACCGTTTACGGCGGGCGGCCTGACATCTGGATACGCACGGCCAGCAAGCACTTCGATGCCAGCCTTTTTCCAGATGTCGAGGCTGCGCGCGGTGGCCATCGCTCCGGCTGGATCGCGGAAAACGGTAGCCGCTTCCCGTTGGCTAAGGCCAAGATCTCGCTGGACGACGTGCGGTCACACTTTGAGGCCTGGACTCGCAAAGCGCATGTGCGCTTGCAGGTGGTTCTGGAGCAGGAGCTGAACTTCGAGCTGCTCAAACACTTGAGGAAAACTGGCAATGGATGAGGAATCGATCCCGCTGGCCGGCGTGTATGCAGCCATAGAGCGGCACATCAGTGAAGCTATTCCGGGCCTGGCTTATGTCGGCACGATGCCAGAAGGCTTAGAGGTCGTGCCGCCGCCTGCAGTTGTGCTGGAGTTGGCCGGCTTTGAGGCGGCAGAGGATGACCCTGGTACAGGAGAAACGGCGGTTGACGCTCGATTCGAGGCGCGGGTGATCGTCCCGGCAGAAGAGGGCAGATGCCTGCACATCGCGGCCTTCGTCGCAGCGCAACTCGCGGTGCTGCTGCGGATGCAGTCGTGGGGACTGCCGTGCGGCCTTGCCGAGTTCATCCGCGCCGAGCGTGACTGGAGCCGTCCCGAGCTGGACAGCTTTGCCGTCTGGGTCGTTGAGTGGAGCCAAGTGCTCTATCTAGGCAAGGAAGAATGGCCCTGGCCCCGAGAGCCCGGCCCACTGGTCGTCGCGTTCGATCCAGACACCGGTCCAGGTAATGAGCATCACTACGTCGCGCCGGAGGCTTTGGTTTGACGTACGCAACCGCGCAGCATGACCGCATGTTGTCATGCATGGTGATCCCCTGCCGGGTGGTGGCCGTCGACGTGGCGGCCGCCATGGTGCGCGTTTCCGATGGCAGCGGCTGGACCAGTGCCTGGGTCCGCTGGCATGCCCAGGCTGCGGGCAAGGCCCGCCATTGGCGTGCGCCCAGTCTGAACGAGCAGGGTGCGCTAATCAGCCCGAGCGGCGAGCCCGCCCAGGGCACGTTTGTGCCTGGGCTCTACGGCAACGCCGGTGCACAGCCAGATAACCGTGAGCACGTAGAGGTATGGCGTTTCGATGACGGCGGCTCGCTGGTCTACGACTGGCAGGCAAAGAGCTACACCATCACGCTTCCGAGCGGCACGGTTGCTGTAAAGGTGGCCGGCAGTGAAGTGGTGGTGACCGATAACGCGATTACAGCCAAAGCGGCAGCCATCACCCTGACCGGCCCTGTGACAATCAACGGAGAGTTGAGCGTAACGGGGGACATTTTAGGTGGTGCGCGAATCATCGACACCGCTGGCAACACGCCAAATCACAAACACTAACAGCCCGCTTTAGCGGGCTTTTTCATCTCTGGAGCATCCCATGGGAACCAAGAAAGCTCCCGCTGCGCCCAGTGCGCCGGCGGCGCTGATCTATTGCGACAAAACCTACGCGCAGCGCTCGCTATTCATGCCCAACGGCCGCGAGCTGAAAGTGCAGCGCGGCCGCCTGGTTGTCCAGCCCGACGACGACGAGGCGCGCCAGTATCTGGACGCCCGGCGAGACTTCGAGGCGTTGAGCCAGGAGGGGTAACCCATGATCGGAATGGACCGCCGAACGGGTAAGCCGCTGTCGGGCCTGGCCCATTTGCGACAGTCCATTGAGGACATTCTGACCACGCCACTGGGCTCTAGGCGCATGCGTCCGGACTACGGGAGCACCATTCGCCGTTACGTCGACCTGCCGGTGAATGAAGGCTGGAAAAGCGCCGTACAGGCCGAAGTGGCGCGCGCCCTGGGGCGATGGGAACCCCGCCTGAAGTTGGAGCGGGTCAAGGTGGTTTCAGTCGTGTGCGGGCAAATCACCCTGCAGCTGACCGGCAAGTACCTGGGCGACGACGCGGTACTGGAGATAAGTGCATGACCATTGACTTAACGGCGCTGCCGGCGCCGGCAGTGCTTGAGGCGCTGGACTTCGAGGAAACGTATCAGGCCGAGCTGGCGACCTACCGCCAGTTGATGGAGGAGGACGGGCAAGAGTGGTCCGCGCCGCTGGAAAGCGACCCGGTTACCAAGCTGATCGAGCTTGGCAGCTATCGGCGTTTGCTCAACCGGGCGCGGGTCAACGATGCCAGCAAGGCGCTGCTGCTGGCCTACGCCAAAGGCACCGACCTTGACCAGCTGGCTGCAAACGTCAACCTCAAGCGCCTGGTCATTCAGGCCGAGGATTTAACCGCGGTGCCGCCGGTGCCGGCGGTGATGGAGGAAGACGACGCGCTTCGCGAGCGTGTGCAGCTGGTGTATGAGGGCCTGACCACGGCCGGGCCGCGTAACAGCTACATCCTGCACGCCCGTAATGCCTCGGGCCTGGTAGCCGATGCCACGGCTGAAAGCCCATCGCCGGCGGTGGTGGTTGTCACCGTGCTGTCGCTGGAGGGTAACGGCGCGGCCCCGGCCGATCTGGTCACAACCGTTGCAGCGCAGCTCAATGACGACGACGTGCGGCCGGTAGCGGATCGGGTCATAGTGCAGGGCGCGCAGATACTGCCGTACAAGGTCGATGCCAAGGTCTACATGGTCAGCAACGGCCCTGAGAACGAGGCGATTCTGGCGACGTGCCGCGAGCGCCTGCAGGCGTGGATTAACCCCCGGCGCCGGCTGGGGGTTGAGGTGGCCAGGTCCGGGGTTGACGCCCAGTTGCACATCAACGGGGTGTCACGGGTTGAGCTGACCGCCTGGACGGATATCAAGCCCACCAAGGCGCAGGCAGCGTGGTGTACAGGCATCAACGTACTGCGGGGTACGTGATGACCAGCCTACTCCCCAACAACGCGACGCCGCTTGAGCGGGCCGTGGAAGGTGCCGGGACCGAAACCACGGCCATTACGCTGCGCACGCTGTACAACCCGGACACGTGCCCAGCGCACCTGCTGTACCAGCTGGCATGGGCCTGGTCTGTCGACCGCTGGGACGATGGATGGTCGGAAGCGGTTAAACGCTCGGTCATCAAGTCCTCGTTTTACATCCACAAGCACAAGGGAACCATCGGCGCGCTGCGCCGCGTGGTGGAGCCGTTCGGCTACCTGATCGAGGTGGTCGAGTGGTGGAACATGGCCCCGGCGGGCGTGCCTGGCACCTTCGCGCTCAAGGTCGGTGTATCAGACTCCGGTATCAGCGATGACACCTACCGGGAGTTGTCAGCGCTGCTCGATGACGCCCGGCCCGTGAGCCGGCACATGGTCGGCCTGGAAATCAGCCTTGAAACCAATGGCCGCTTCTACCTCGGTGCAAGCCTTAGCGAAGGCGACATTCTTAGCGTTTACCCGCCCATGCAGCGTGACATTGAAGTCATCGGCGTGATTGGGCGCGGGGGGCGCGAAACCACAATTGACACTCTGGAAATCGGATATGGCGGATAAGAACACGCAGTTCTACGCGATCCTCACGAACATAGGCGCGGCCAAGCAGGCCAACGCCGACGCGCTGGGCATCCCGTGGAAAATCACGCAAATGGGGGTTGGCGATGCCAATGGCGCCGAGCCCACCCCGAACGCAACGCAGAAGACGCTGATCAACGAGTGGCGCCGTGCACCGCTGAATCAGTTGAAGGTCGACGACAACGACCCGTCAATCATCGTGGCCGAGCAAGTCATACCGGCTGACATTGGCGGTAAGTGGATTCGGGAAATCGGTCTGTACGACGAGGCCGGCGACCTGGTGGCTGTGGCCAACTGCGCACCGACATACAAGCCGTTACTGTCACAAGGCTCGGGACGCACCCAGGTGTTGCGTATGAGCCTGGTGGTGAGCAACGCGGCAAGCGTCCAACTCAAGATCGACCCAAGCGTTGTGCTGGCCACCCGTGAATGGGTGACCGAGGAACTGAGCCGCCAGGACTTCAAGCACTCGGTGCTTGTGGCCACCACCGCCGGCATCAACCTGTCGGGCCTGCAGACGATTGATGGCGTCACCCTGACTGCCGGGGCGCGGGTGCTGGTGAAGAACCAAGCAGCGGCCAAGGAAAACGGTATTTACACCGTGGTATCAGGCGGTGCGTGGAAGCGCTCTACCGATGCCGATACGACTGCCAAGGTGACCCCTGGGCTGTTGGTGCTGGTTGAGTCAGGCATGGTCAACGGTGACAGCGGTTGGCAGCTGGTCACTGATGCGCCCATTGCCCTGGGCGTCACGGCGCTGTCGTTTGAAATGGCCTTCGGACGCACGGGCGTGAACGCCGGCACTTACAAAAGCGTGCAGGTCGATAAGTACGGGCGCGTGGTTTCTGCGACAAACCCGACCACCGTTGCGGGCTATGGCATTACCGACGTGTACACCAAGTCGGAAACGTACAACCGAACCGAAATCGCCAAGGCCATCTTTGATGCGGTAAGCACTGCAGTGAGTGGCTTGGTTGACTCGGCGCCGGCTGCTCTGGATACGATCAAGGAGCTAGCCACCGCAATTGGCAATGATCCGAACTTTGCTTCCAGCATGCTCAACGAGCTGGCCAAAAAGGCCAATCTGATATCGCCAAAGTTCTCCGGCTCACCTGAGACGCCGACGCCGTCTGCAAGCAGCACCGGCTTGCAGATTGCGAACATGAGCGCCTTGGCTACTGCCGTGGCTGCTTCGGCGCGTCAGTTCAAGACCGCAGTTATTGGTGTGAGCACGAACACCACGCTGACAGCCGCACAGATGGGCAACGCTGTGCAGTTCAATGGTGGTGCTGTGACCTTGGCGTTGCCATCGGTTGCCGACGTTGGCAATGGCGCCTCGGTAATGCTGCGCAACCCATCGGCCACGGCCACGCAGAACATCGTGGTGGCGTCTTCGGGCTCAATTGTGGATGCAGGCACCACGGGCGGTTCATTCGCTCTAAAACCCTTCGAGTGGGCCGAGCTGGCGTCCTCTGGCTCGGCCTGGTTCGTTGTAGGGCGCGGCAAGCTGAAAGAGGTGGCTGAGCTTGATTCGCCAGTGTTCACCGGCTCGCCGGAAGTGCCAACAGCCCCGCTGGGGTCGGTCAACAAGCTGATTGCCAATATGACGGCGGTTGTGGCTGCGTTTCAGGCCTTTGGGTTGGGAACGACTATCGGTGTCACGATTCCCGATTTTGATGGCGTAACCGAATCAGGTCTGTATCGCGCAGAGGGCACCGCTAAGAGTTCGCCATTTCCCAATGCATCCATGGCGTTGCTTCACATCCAGTTCAACCAAACCGGTTGTTTCCAGCTGGCGGCGGGATGCAGTAGCAACATTAGCAATGCCCGCCTTTTCTGGCGTACAAAAGCTGGCGGCTCCTGGGCTGACTGGCAAACTGTGGCGCGCCTTGACTCGCCAGGCTTTTCTGGCACACCGACTGCACCGACCGCCGCGCTTGGCACCAATTCGTCGCAAATCTCGACCATGGCGGCGCTGCTGCAGGCAGTGAATGCGTTTAAGCGCAGTTACAGCGGCAACGTGGTAGGCGTCGGGGCGGATATCACCTTGACCGGTGCGCAGACGGGCTATGCCTTCAACGCGACGGCGCCCGTTACCATAACGCTGCCGGCCTCAAGCGAGGCGGGATCGGGCGGCACGTTTGTGATTCGCAACGTGAGTTCGGGCGTGGTCACCGTTGCAACAACAAGCGGCAAAGTCTTCGAGAAGAACAACACCGTGGCTGCCGCAGCCATCCAGCCCGGTGAGTGGATCGAGCTGCAGGCGTCCACCACAAACTACTTCATCAACCAGCGGGGCACGCTCAACGAGATTGGCAAAGTTATCGCAGATGCCATGGCTTCGTTCGGGATCGGCGGCTACAACGTCAAGTCAGGGGTTGATATCAACACCTTGACTCAAGGTGGGCTTGCGTACTGCATCAACCCCACCAACAGCCCGGTCGGCACTGACGGGCAGTCGAGTGCCAATGGTTATTTGCTGTCGTTCCAATACATGGATGGCACCGCGTACTGCGCCCAGGTGTTTATCCCCTCGTTGGTAGGCGCCTCGCTCGACACAATGCATTATCGCCGCATGACGGCCGGAAATTGGGGCGGTTGGAATACGCTCGCCACTACAAACTTTGTAGAGCTGGCATTCAAAGCGGTGGGCCTGGGAACCAACGTGGCGCCGTTGTGTGCAGACGTTGACGCGCAGACCACAAGCGGGTTCTTTTATGTGGCAACTAAGTTGTCAGCAAACATGCCCCTTGAAAGCAATGGTTTCCTTCTGCAATTCCCGTGGAATGGAAACTCTGCCGCGCTGCAAATCTATGTAGCCGCTTCGGTGGACAAGTTCATGTATCGCGCCAAGAGTTCCGGCAACTGGCGCCCTTGGAAAGACATTCCGTCGCTAGATGGCGTTATCGGCGCGATCAACAACAGTTCTCGCAGTTTCCGAACGCAAGCGGCCACGGGCATTGCGCAGAGCCTTGCGCTCAACACCACTACACATATGGGGTCGCTGCTGCAGTTCAACGCCGACGGGCTGACCGTGACGCTGCCAGTCTCAACGGGGGTAGCAGATGGCACGGTGGTCACGTTGCGCAACCCGCGAGCATCGGCACATACCCTAGCGGTATCTTCTGGGGGGATCGTTGAAGAAGGTGGCACGGCCAGCAAGATGACCTTGCAGCCCTATGAATGGATTGAGCTGACTTCTTCGGGCACGGTGTGGTTTGTGAGTGCTCGCGGAAAGGTCAAGGAAACGGTGACGGTCGACCAGCTGCAGGAGGCTTGTGCGCCGCTCGCGCCGCTGAACAGTCCGGCCTTAACCGGTAAGCCAACGGCGCCGACGCAAAAGGTCAATGATGCGTCGAAGTTGTTGGCGACTACCGAGTTTGTGGAGTTGTCCAAGCGCAACTACTCGGGGCCTGTACTGGGTTTCAGTTCCAGCATGAGCCTGAGTGTGGCGCAGTCGGGGCGGTTGTATCAGGCGAACGCCAATAACCTGACCGTGACACTGCCCGCAGCGGTAGACGCGGCTGGGGGCACAGCTTACGCCTTCCGTAACCCTAACGGCGGCACGCTTTCAATCAAGGCCGCCAGCGGCAGTATTGTCTCTGATGTCACCTTGGGCACGTTGGTGCTGCAGGCTGGCGAGTACGTCGAACTGGTGAGCAATACCAATACCGGTTGGTTCGTGTCTTCGCGGGGCAAGTTGGCCGAGTCGCCTACTGTCGATGCGATGAATGCCGCTGTTACGGCAGCGGCGCCGCCTGGCCAGGTCGCATACTTTGCGTGCGAAAGCCCACCAACAGGCTGGCTGAAACGTAATGGCGCTGCATACTCGCGCACCGCTTACCCGGCACTGTTTGCTGAAATCGGGACTAAGTTTGGCGCCGGCAACGGTACCACCACATTCAACGTACCGGATGACCGTGAGTTGATGGATAAGGCTTGGACCGATGGGCTGAACGCCGCAGACCCTGGCCGCGTCCTGTTCTCGACCCAGGCCGGGCAAATTGAGTCACACAACCACACCGGATACACAAACAGTACCGGCGCCCACCAACACACCATGCAGTTCATTCGGGAGCGCATCACCTCGGGGTTTGTTCCCGATGGCGGAAACGCCGTGTTCGGTGATCAAGAGAGCGACGGGGTGCAAACGCTTGTCTCGTCTTCGGCCGGCGCCCATAACCACACCCTGAACATCGGCTTCACAGGTGGTAACGAAAACCGCGTGGCCAACCGGGCCTATCTGGCCTGCATCAAGTATTGAGGTATCTATGACCGACGAAAGGACGGACCTGCTGGAGCTGCAGGAAGTTGCCGACCCAGAAGAACTGCAGGAAGTGGTAGACCTGCGTCCCTGGTGGCAGCGTGAAGGCGTTCAAGCGCCGCAGGTCTGCAATGTGCATCGTGGCACCGGTGAGTTCCTGGGCATGTGTGTGGCTGATCCAAGCCCGCTAGAGCCTGATGTGTGGGCGTTTCCGGCTTACAGCTACCCCATTGCGCCACCTGATTTGCAGGCTGGCTTTGCTGCGCTGATCAACCGTGACGCCAGCGGCTGGGAAATTGTCGCTGACCACCGTGGTGCGACGGTCTACAGCACCGAGACAGCCGAGCCGCGCCAGTGGCTGGCCCTGGGCGATCTGCCCGAGGGTTACACGCTGCAGGCGCCGCAATCGGAGTTCGACACCTGGCAGGGTGACCAGTGGGCGCCCGATGAGGGCGCTATTGCCGAGGCGGCGCGTCAAGCGGCCTACCTCAAGCAGCAGTTGGCCAACCAGTACGCCACGGTGCGCATCAGTACGCTGCAGGATGCCGTCGCCCTAGACATGGCCACCGAGGCCGAGGCCGAAGCCCTCAAGGCGTGGAAGGTCTACCGCGTTGAGCTGAACCGGCTGGATATCACCACCACTGCACCGGCCGATGACGATTGGCCAGGCAGCCCCAACGACGAAGCGCTGGCCGTGTGGCTGGCTTCGCGAACCCACTAAACGCCCCGCACTGACGGGGCGTTTTCTTTTCCGCTGTACCTCAAAGCCCCGCACGCGGGGCTTTCTCATATCTGGAGAATGGTTCTATGAGTGGTTTTTTCCACGGCGTTACCGTAACGAACGTCGATACCGGCGCCCGCAGCATTGCCCTGCCGTCGTCCTCGATCATCGGCTTGGTCGACACCTTCACCCCAGGGCCTGGCGCGGGCGCTACCCCGACCGCCAAGGAAAACGACCTGGTGCTGATCACCAGCGAGCGCGAAGCGGTAGCCGCTTTCGGCGCTGATGCGGCCATTACCAAGGCCTGCCGTGCGATCTACCAGCGCGCCAAGGCCGTTATTGTCGCCTGCGGCGTGGCCAAGCTGAGCGACCCTGCCGAGCAAACATCGGCCATCATCGGCGGCGAGCTGGCCAACGGTAGCCGTACTGGCCTGCAGGCGCTGCGCGACGGTAAAAGCCGGTTCAACGCCCAGCCTCGTCTGTTGGTGGCGCCCAAGCACAGTGCTACCCAAGCGGTAGGCACTGCGCTGGTCGGGCTGGCTGACAAGTTGCGCGGTCTGGCCATCATCGACGGCCCAGGCACCACCGACGAGGCAGCCATTGCCTACGCGGCCAGCTTCGGCTCGAAACGCGCATTCATGGTCGACCCCGGTGTGCAGTATTGGGATACCAGCAAAAGCGCCACGGTCGATGCGCCTGGCTCGGCCTGGGTAGCCGGGCTGTTCGCCTGGACCGACAGCGAATACGGCTTCTGGGCCTCGCCGTCGAACAAGGAGTTGGTAGGCATCACCGGCACGACCCGTCCTATCGAGTTCCTCGACGGTGACGAAACCTGCCGGGCCAATCTGCTCAACAACGCCAATATCGCAACCATCATTCGCGACGACGGTTACCGCTTGTGGGGTAACCGCACCTTGTCGAGCGACCCGAAATGGGCGTTTGTCACCCGCGTGCGAACGCTCGATATCGTCATGGACGCTATCCAGGCAGGGCACAAATGGGCGGTAGACCGCTCGATCACGGCCACTTACGTCAAGGACGTAACCGAGGGCCTGCTGAACTTCATGCGCGACCTGAAAGCCCAGGGCGCAATCATCAACTTTGAAGTGTACGCCGACCCTGAGCTGAACACGGCCAGCCAGCTAGGGCAGGGCAAGGTGTATTGGAACATCCGCTTTACCGATGTGCCGCCTGCTGAAAACCCCAATTTCCGCGTTGAAGTCACTGACCAGTGGCTGACCGAAGTCCTCGACACCGCCGCTTAAGGAGCAACACCACCATGGCAATGATTCCCGAAACCCTGGCCAACCTGAACTTGTTCGTAGACGGCATCAGCTTCCAGGGCGATGTACCCAGCCTGACCCTGCCCAAACTCACGCTCAAGATGGAAGAACACCGCCCCGGCGGCATGGACATGCCCGTTGAGCTGGACATGGGCATGGAGAAACAAGAAGCCAGTTTCACCACCACCGGCGTGCGCCGTGAGGCGTTGAACCACTTCGGCCTGGCCGATGGTACCGCGTTCAACGGCACGTTCCGTGGCGCCTTCAAGGGCCTGAAAGGCGCCATCAAGCCTGTTGCCGTCACCCTGCGTGGCTCACTGAAAGAAATCGACATGGGCGACTGGAAACCCGGCGACAAGGCCGAAATCAAGCACGCCGTGGCGCTGACCTTCTACAAGCTCGAAGTAGACGGCCGTGTCGTTTACGAAGTCGACGCGCTTGGCATGCGCCGCGTCATCAACGGCGTTGACCAACTCGCTGCCCAGCGCCAGGCCCTGGGCCTGTAATCCCCCTCTTAAATTCAAGGAAACCAATCATGACCAAGCCACTGCCTAAGTACATCGAGCTGGATGCCGCCAGCGTTACCGTAACGCTGAGCAAACCAACCGAAATCAACGGTATCGAGGCCGACAAGGTCCGCCTTCGTGCGCCAACTGTGCGTGATTTGCGCATCGCATCCAAGACCGCTAACGGCGATGAGGAACAGGCCGAAATGAATCTGTTCGCAACCCTTGCCGAAATTGGCGCCAAGGACTTGGAGGGCATGAGTCTCAAGGACTACACCCGCCTGCAGACCGGATACTTTCGCTTGGTGCACGAAGACGAGATTTGACCCCCGGGTGCAAAAGGTGATGGCCAAGCGCCTGGCAACTGAGCTGGGCTTTTCGTCTGCGGAAATCATGACTATGCCTTACGAGGATATGGTCTGGTGGCTCACGGACTGAGCCGCTAAGGGGGTTACCGATGGCAAGCAAACTGGCGTTATCGCTGGTGATTGGCGGCGCGGTGGCGTCGTCAGTCGGTGCAGCTTTCCGCACGGTCGAAAGCGGCATCGACAAGCTCAAGAAAAAGGGCGACAAAGCCAAGGTGCTGCAATGCACCATTGGCGAAACCATGAAGCTGCAGGCCGAGTGGAAGCGGGCGCACGAAACCGGCGCGGCCAGTGCTGACAAGCTGCTGCGCAAGCTCAATGGCAACCTTGATGCCCTGCGCAAACAAGGCGTGGAGGTTGGCCGCCTGGGCCGGGAGTATCAACGCCTGGGCCGGGACGCCAGAGCCGCCGACCTGCAGGTGAAAGGTCGCGAGCAAATCGCCGCCGGCCGGGCCTCGCTCAAGTCCACTGTGGGGGCTGCTGCAGTGGGCATCGGTCTGACCGCCGTGCCCACCAAGATCAGTGCGGACTATCAAGCGATCATCCGTGACATTGCGATCAAGGCAGACGCGGCCAACCAGCCCGAAGAAGTGCAGCTAAGCCGTAATGTCATTCAAACCTCGAATGACACCGGCATGGCCCGCAATGACGTGGCCGACCTGATCAACCAGCTGGTCGGCGCCGGCATGGAGCTGGACAAGGCCATGGCCTACTCCAAGACGGCGGCCAAGTTCGCGGTAGGGCAGGGTGCATCGGGCGTCGACACGGCCAGCATGATCATGGCGCTGCAGCAAAACGCCAAGATTACCGACCCCAAGGTGATGCAGCAGGCCCTTGAGGCCATCGCGTATCAGGGCCAGGCAGGCAGCTTTGAAGCCAACGACATGGCCAAGTGGTTCCCGCAGCTGCTGGCGGGCATGGAAAAGAACGGCATTACCGGCCTTGATGCTGTGTCGTCGCTGGGCTCGATGCTGCAAGTGCAGATGAAGACTGCAGGCAGTTCGGACGAGGCGGCCAACAACTTCAAGAACTGGATGGAGAAGATCGGCGCCGGCGACGTGGTCAAGGCGTACAAGGACGCCGGGATTGATTATCAGGCTTCGCTCAATACCGGCCTGCAGAAGGGCATGAACGTCATTGAGGCGTCCATGGGCCTGGCCATGCAGTATGTGGAGGCAACCGACCCGGCCAAAGCCAAAAAGATCAAGGATGCTCAAGCCAAGATCGACAAGCAGGTCGACCCGGAAAAGGCCAAGGCAGCGCTTGAGGCCCTGGAAAAGACCCTGCGCACCGGTGACCTGTTTGCCGATATGCAGGTGAAAGCAGCGCTGACTGCTTACGGTCAGAACCGAGGGCTCTACAACGAGCTGAAAGCCGATTCGATGAAGGCAACCGGCATCCTCGACAAGAACCTGGCCGAGCGCCGCGAAACGTCGGCACAGCGCTGGTCTGAGCTGGTGCAGTCCACTGATGACGCCATGCGTAGCATCGGTGATGCTATCCGACCTACGACCGATGCGTTCGCTACCGGCGCGACAGTTGTGGCCCGCTGGGTCACCAAATTGTCGGATGATGTACCCCAGTTGGCCATGGGCCTGGCAGGGCTGGCCACCGCTGTCGGGACGGTGTTTGCAGCGCGCAGCGCGGCCAGGGTAGGCCGGGGCGTGTTCAACGTCGCACGCGGTCGCGCCTGGGGATATCGCCGTGCAGGCAAGCTGCCAGGCGGGCCCGAACAAGCGACGGCGCCCAAGACCGGTCGCCGGGTGGTCGACGCCGGCTTAGGCGCACTGGGCAAGGTGCTGGGGGTGCCTGCCAGTAATGACCCTGCACAAACGCCCGGCAACGAGCCCATGCGCGTGTTTGTGGTCAATGCTGATGCCTTCGGCGGGTTGAGCCCTTCCGGGCCTAATTCAGGCCCTGGAGGCGCTACGCGGGGGCGTCGGGTGCGCCGCCGGCGCCGGGCGGTTGCGTCGGCCCCTGTACGCTCACCGCTGGGCGTGCATCGGCCGGTACCAGCTGCAGTTAAGTCGCCAGTACGGCTAACCCCCGTGGTCGCCCCGCCGGCGGCCATAAAACCACCGGCTATTGCGCCAACGATGCCAGCACCACGGCCGCCCGTTGCCATGCCATCGCCCGTTGCGCCAAAGGTCGCCGCGCCACCCGTTCCGGTAGCGCAGCGCTTGGCGCCGGCGTTACCCGCTGCAGGCGTTTCTAAGCTGGTCGCCGCTCCGGCGGTGCCTGAACTGAGCCGCCTGGGCCAGATGGTGCGCAGTGTGCGTGGCGTCACCAAAGTGGCAGACAAGCTGCCTGGTGGCCAGGTCGCAGACGCCATTCCCGGCGTGCTCGATACGGCGCTGAACGCACGGACGCGCGACGAGAAAGCCGAGGGTTATGGCGGTGTGGCCGGGGGCATGGCTGGGGCATGGGCGGGGGGTATCGCCGGCGCCGCCATCGGGTCCGTGGTGCCAGTAATTGGTACTGCCGTTGGCGGTGCTATCGGCATGGCCTTGGGCGGCCTCGGTGGCGAGTCCCTGGGCGGATGGTTGGGCAAAACCTGGTTCGGTGATGACAAGGACAAGCCCCAGCAGGAGCAGGAGCCAGTCGACGGCCTGGCCGCGCCAGCGCCCCAGGCGCCGGCAGTCGCCACGCCGGTGCTGGCAATGCCGGCGCCGGTGATTGAAGCGCCCAAGCCTTTGCCGCCCGTGCTAGCGCCGCCGGTGGTGGTCACCTCTACGCCGGCGGCGAAAGCGCCTGACCCGGTACCGGCCGCGCCGGCGCCTGTGGCTAGTCCACCGGCGCCGGTCAAGCTGGCGCCTGAGCCAGTAGCCCGGCCGCCAGCGCCTGTTGTCCAGGGCATGGCACCGCCGGCGGCGCCAGTGTCAGTTCAACCGCCTGCTGTTACGGTAACGGTACCGGGCGCCAAAGCGTCTGCGCCTACGCCCGCAGTGAAGATCGAGGCGCGCGCGGCACCTGCCCCGGCACCTGCCCCGGCACCTGCCGTGCCCAACAAGCCCAAAGTGCTCGAGCGCTTGCGGCCCGAGCCTGCGCGCGGTCTACGCCGTAATGCCGCCGAGCGGGCCGAGTCTATGGGCGATGTGGTGCGCTCGCTGGTTGAGGTGGCGGCGCCTGTCGCTGCCGCGCCAGCACCACCGCCGCCCAAGCCTGCAGAGCAGGCCAAGTCGGAGCCGCCCAAGGTTGAGCAGACCTTTTCAATTGCGCTGAGTATGCCGGTCACTATCGAGGGGGATGTGAAAGACCCTTATCAAACAGTGGCCGCCATGGAAACGCCGTTGCGAGGCCTGTTTGAGCGCCTGCAGCGCGAGTTTGCAGGCAACCGCTTTAGCGCCCAGCTGTACGACGAGGCGCACGTCTAAGGAAACGTGATGGCTTACATGGAGCTGATGAAATCAACGCTGTCGTCACTGGTGGCGGCCGGTGAGGCCGGCCGTACCAGTGTCGATGGCATGTTAGGGCCGCTCAACGGCGCCGTCAGTGACATGACCGGTGCCGCGTCCGAGCTGGATAGCTTGCCGATCGTTGGCCCCGCAGTGGGGGCAAAGCTGCAGCGTACTTTGCGAGCCATCAACGCTGCCCAGTCCACTGTGGGCACGGTGGCGTCGAAATACAGCCAGGTCACAAGCGCCGCCACCCAGGTGCGCGAGCGTTTGGGTACGCTGAGTGAGCAGGCCGGCAAAGCGGGCTCGGCCATCAACCGCATGGCCGGCAAGGTCAGTCCGTCGCTGACGGGTATTTTGCCAACCAGCACGTTTGGCACCAGTGCCACGCCGGCAGCGGCCGCCGTGACCCCGTTCCCGCATCTGCTGATTCTGCAGCCGCTCAAGGCGGGTTCGCAGCCCTATTACTTCAACCTCAACACGGCCGCGTTCGACGAGCTGCAGCGGCGAACTGCGTTCCGCTGGGCTGGCCAAGAACGCCTGTCCCGCGATATCGCCCAGCAAGGGGTCGGGCAGGGTGAGGATACGCTGACGATCAAGGGGGCTGTATTCCCGTTGTTCAAGGGCGGTATCAGCCAGCTGGATGCGTTGCGCACGATTGGCCGGCAGCTGATGCCGGTCAGTCTGACCACTGGTTATGGCGCAGTGCTGGGCAACTGGTGCTTGCGTAAGGTCGATGAAGATCAATCGTCTTTGCTCGCCGGCGGTATCCCGCGCAAGCAAGGCTTCACCTTGGAGTTCATCAAATATGGCCATGACCTGCAGAACGTCTGACGGTGACGTGCTGGACACGCTTTGCCAGGCCTGTTACGGACATTTGAATGGCACCGTTGAAGCAGTCATGGAGGCCAATCAAGGTCTTGCCGAGCAGCGGCAACCTTTTCAAGCAGGGCTGTTGATCATGTTCCCTGATATGCCCGCGATCACGCCTGATGCGGAGCACATCACCTTGTGGGATTAGATCCCGGATCCTCCAACCAACCCCGCCATGTGCGGGGTTTTTCATTTTCGGAGTGCACATGAAACCTCAGTTTCGAATAGTCGCTGACGGGCGGGACATCACCGCGCTGATCAACGACCGCTTGCTGCTTCTTCGCACCTTGGACAAACCCGGTATGGACTCAGACGAGTTCGAATTGCGCGTGGACGACCGCGACCAGGCCGTCACGCTGCCTAAGCGGGGCGCCAACATTGAGGCATTCATGGGGTACGAAGGCCAGGCGCTGGCTCGCCTTGGTAGCTACCGGGTGGATCAGGTCGAAGTAACTGGCCCGCCTGACACCATTACCCTGCGCGGCAAGGCCAGCGACATGCGCGGCAGCGGCAAAACTACCCGGAGCGGCAGCTGGGAGAACGTGCCGCTTGCGCAGATCGTCAGTGACCTGGCTGCGCGCAACGGGTGGAAGCCTGGCTGCACCGTGCAGACCAAGGTGGCCCGCGTCGACCAGCGCAACGAGTCCGATTTCAACTTCATCACCCGCTTGGCCAGGCAGTACGACTGCACGGCCAAGGTGGGCGACGGGCAGCTGCTGGTCATGCCGCGACAAGGCGGCAGCACCCCCGGGGGCAAGGCCTTTGGTGCGGTCACCATCCAGCGCAGTGATGTGAACCGCTACAGCTTCCGCCTAGGCGACCGCACCACGCAGAAGGCCGTAAAGACGCAGCACCAAGACAAGAAAACCGGCGCGCTCAGGGTCGTGGAGCTGGGCAACGACGAAGCGCCTGAAGGCCTGCCCGCTGTGCACACCGACCGCCATATCTACCCTGATAAGGGCGCTGCCGAGCAAGCGGCCAAGGCCCGCTTGGCGGCGTTCAACCGCAGCACCGCTGGCGTGCGCCTGGAAATGCTCGGGCGCACCGACCTGTTTGCAGAACGCTCAATCAACGCCCAAGGCTTCAAAAGCGGGCTCGACGGCGAGTACCTGGTGGACAGCGTGGAGCAGGTGTTTATGCCCTCGGGCTGGTCGACCACGGTTGAGTGCAACGGCGGCAAGAAGGGCAAGGCGAAAGCCAAGGGCAAGAAAAAGAAGCAGACCAAACCACTACGCACCGTGGACGTGTCTGCGGCGTAACCCATCACTCTGGAGACAAGCGATGCCTATCAGCGAGAAGCAGTTGTTACAGATCCTCCCGAACGCCGGCCGCAAAGCCGGCGTTTTTGTTCCCGGCCTCAACGCCACCATGGGCAAGTACGCCATCGTTACACGCCTGCGCATGGCTGCGTTCCTTGCTCAGATCGGCCATGAGTCGGGCCAGCTGCAGTACGTCCGCGAACTCGGCAATGACAAGTACCTGTCCAAGTACGATACCGGTCGCCTGGCTCAGAGCCTTGGCAATACGCCTGAGGCGGATGGGGATGGCCAGCTCTATCGCGGTCGAGGGCTGATTCAAGTGACGGGCCGCTCTAACTATGAAGCCTGTAGCGAAGCCCTGTTCGGAGATAGCCGGTTGCTGAATACCCCAGAGCTGCTCGAGCATCCGGTCTACGCATCCATGTCGGCAGGCTGGTTCTGGCAGAAAGAGGGATTGAACAGCCTCGCGGACAAAGGCGACCTATTGGCCATCACCAAGCGCATTAACGGCGGTACCAACGGGCTGGAGGATCGAAAGGCCATCTACGCGCGAGCGCTTGAGGTACTGCAGTGAACGGGTGGGCCATCCGTCTGCTGGCTGTTGGGGCGCTGCTGCTCACCTGTGCGGTTAGCGCCCGGACGGCTTGGGTTTGGCAGGCTAACGCATATAACGCGCAGCTCGCCAACCAAGCCGACGACTACAGCAAGCAGTTGGCAGAGAAAGATCGTATCTACGGCCACGAGCGGGAGAGGGCGGGGGCTGCCGCGCTCGATCATCTGGCTGCACAACAGCAAGCTCGCAGCGCCCTTGAAGCCCGTCTGCGGTCTCAGGCACAAAACCACTGGCAGGAGATGCAAGATGCTCAACAAACTCAAGCTCGCCTGCGTGACCAGCTTGCTACCACTGATCTGCGGCTGTCAGTCCTCGTCGATTCAGGAGCCGTTGCCCGCTCGGGTTGTGAAGGTGGGGTGCGAGAAACCGCCGGCACCGGAGGCGTGGTACCTGGCGCCGTTCGCGCCCAACTTGACCCAGCGCATGCTCAACGAATTATCGCCATCACCGATGAAGGCGACCGCGGACTGATCGCTTTGCAGGCCTGCCAGGCCTACGTCCGCGAAATCACCAAGCAGTAAAAGAGGCGAGCCGGAATGGATGCGTCAACATCCAGCCCGGCCCACCGAACCCGCAGACCCTTCCTGCAAGTCCAGCCGTGGCCTCTGCCTTGTGCACAAAGCGCGGCGAGCCTATCACCTGTTTATCTATACAGTAAAGACTTGCATACCTATGACCTCTCCAATCATCCCCTGGATGGGTGGCAAACGCCGCCTGGCCGACCGCTTGATCCCCCTCTTTCCCCCTCATGAATGCTATGTCGAAGTCTTCGCCGGCGGTGCCGCGTTGTTCTTCATGCGTCCTCAGCCCGCCCCGGTGGAGGTGCTGAACGATCTCAACGGTGACTTGGTCACCCTCTACCGCGTTGTGCAGCACCATCTAGAAGAGTTTGTGCGCCAGTTCAAATGGGCGCTTAGCTCCCGGCAGATCTTCGAGTGGCAGAAGATGACACGCCCCGAGACCCTCACCGATATCCAGCGCGCCGCCCGGTTCTTCTATCTGCAGCAGCACGCCTTCGGCGGTAAGGTCACCGGACAAACGTTCGGTACCGCGACCACCGGACCGGTCATCAACTTGTTGCGCATCGAGGAGAACCTGTCGGCCGCGTGGCAGCGCCTTGCCGGTACCTATGTCGAGAATCTGTCCTGGCTCGACTGTGCCGAGCGATACGACCGGGCGCACACGTTCTTCTACATGGACCCGCCCTACTGGCAGACCGCCGGGTACGGTGTGGACTTCCCCTTCGAGGAATACGAGCGCATGGCCGACTTCATGCGCCGCTGCAAGGGCAGGGTGCTGGTGAGCATTAACGACCATCCGGACGTCAGACGTGCCTTTGAGGGCTTTCACTTCGAGTGTCTGGATATCCGCTACAGTAATACGAACCAGCGCCAAAGCAAGGCTGAGGTCACTGGCGAGCTGGTGATCATGAACTGGGAGCCTTCATCGTTAGGCTCTTTGTTCTGATACCGCTATCCCTAGAAGACATGCAATTACATAGTTTCGGCTAACCGTCCGTAGCCAACTAGTCTACAAAAAAATGAAACTCAGTTTCTCCACGGGCGAAGGAGTACATAGTCGATACTAGACTTGATAGGTGCCCGGTCGCTCATGCGGTCGGGCTGTTCATGACGGGAGATGGGTAATTTTCAAACCCCGGGAGCACCGGTAATGATCAGGTATCACTGATGAGTCCTGTTATGAATACTCTCTTTTCACAATTTCTTGAGCAGATTTTTGAGCATCTTCTCCGTTGGGGAATGTCTGTTTGTAGAAATAAAAGAAGGCAACATTATATTTCGCAAGCTCAATAAATATGAAATTATTTGTAGAGTGAAAGAAATGAAAGTCTGGGTTTTTTGTGTGCAAAACGCACAAGGAATTAAGTCGATCTATTTTTGATTTTTTGCTCAGTGTTCTGAGTGAATTCCTGAGGTTTGAAAAGACCTTATACGGGCTGGTATCAAGTGGGCCCTGAAACATTGAGATTGGCATGTGTGCGAGATAAGGAATGTAGGGTGAGTCTTGAACTCTGTTTAACGTTCTACGTAGGTCCAAGATTTGAAATTTGTACTCGAGTGTTTCAAGCCATAATATGATTAGCTCAAGCGTTTCTTGAGAAAAGCTCTTCTTCCTGACGTCGGTTTTTTCGAATTCATGTTTTAGTGTTTTTTCCAGATCTCCCAGTAGGTTTGAATTGCAGTCGCCGCATGCGGGGACAGTGGTCTTATTGTAGGTCTGTGAGGTCCTGTTTGTTGTGGTTATAAATGTCCGTTTTACGCAGTGGCTATAGGTCCATTGGGGAATGATGTGTTCTCTGGTTAGTTGGGATGTTGTTCCGCAGAATATGCATAAATTCGCAGAGTGATTGTTTATTATTGTGCTCGTTATTTGAGACTGATTGGCTCGTATTTTTTTTTCGAAATTTAATAAGTTTTGCTTTAAGGCTCATTCAGTGTTCCGGTAAAAATTTGTCCTGTTCAAAGCAGCTTGATCTCAGGCTTGAGTTGGTAGTTTCTTTGTTGTGGTTGCCTGTATCATGACTTCATGTACGACTTCAAGGGGGTGATGAGTAATTTATAGGCTGCTCGGTTTCATCAGCTGTGGTGGGTTAAGTGAGCGATGATCGTTTGCGTGGGTAGAATTAAGCTTTCGTACGTAGATGGTGACGAGCTCTGGACTAGCTCGTCGCCTTAAGTTTAGAGCTAAAAATACCCTCCATTGCCTAAGATATGGTTTCAACCAAACGCTGAAAGTGCGGGTAAGCGCTGTAATCAAAATTCTTTTCAAGTATCGAAATTTGGCTGACAAATTGCTTGTGGTCAGACTCGGATCTGCCTCGGCCATACGTTTGGCTGTTTTTTTCAATTTGCTCTAGAGTAAATCTCAAGGACTCCAAATCGAATTTTTCGATGTGAGGTTGGATTGCACTCTGAAATCTGGCGTCCGCAGTATTGAAGCTTCTACTTGCAGCATAATAGGCGCCCATTAGGTGGCAGCAGCGAGAATGCCATTCTTGGGAA